TCCCTGTTCCAGATCCAGCAGATGCAACCGATGAATCGTCGCCACTTCCACTTCGATTGTCACTCGCGATATCTTCGTCGCAGACATGAAAATCTATTAAGCGAAACGACTCTTTTAATGAGTCTACCACTTCAATCAGCTTTTCATGAATCACCGGTTCTTCTTCTTTCTTCTTTACTATTTTGAATTTTCTCTGCATATTTCCATTTCGATTATTTTCAGGCAAACGACGAGGTTGTGTAGATAATGACGACATGTTATTCAATTCTCTTCTGTTTGTATCTTACTGTTTCCTTGACAGAACTATATGTTATTTACTTGTTTCTTTATGTTTAGTTTCAATTTTCAAATTTAATACTAATTTATTTTATGAAATCTATCCGTATGCTATATTTCATAAAACTATGTCGTTATTAAAATAACTCCTTTTCAACCTTTCGGATCTCTTCAAGCGCAACTTTATCATCTTCCATCATTTTCTTCAATTTCGGATCAGCTGCTACCAACTCGGGTTTTACAAGTATAGTTATATATCCGATTATTGAAAGCGCTAAATATACCACAATCAACCACGAAACCCATCGATAAGAAAAACACGTTTTATTTGCAATCCACACAAATAATACCGAGAATAACACACTTAATATCAATACGATTACAGTAGTTCCTACCACATATATTTCTAGAATATTAACCAATATTACGCATATTAAAACAACCGTCGCCAACGGGCAAATTGTAAAATGCAAATTCATATGATCGAATTATACAATAAACAAATAAAATATTTTAGATTATTGTATTGAATGTATTGTTCGAACGATACTATCTTAAATATGCCGGTATATTATTCAAATTCGCCGGAGTTTTTGTTCTATTTGTAACACTTCTTACTTTGTTATTATGCTTACGTAACTCCTTATGCATTTGCCGCAACGTATCTCTATGATAATGTTTGAATCTAGGCCTTGCATTTTTTATTATTTTTTTTATCGTCGACGATCGCCTCGTCGTTTTTGATGCCGTTCTTGATGCTGTTTTCGATGATCTTGTCTTCAGTTTACTATCGTCATTCGAGCTTGAACTTTTTTTATGTATTGGAAAATTATTATTGCTTATCACCCAATTCAACATTTCAGGGTATTCGCGTTTTTCATTATATTCATATCCCCGCTTTCCTTTTGATACAAACATAATCACCGGAACCGCGTTAATGTCTTTAGGTATATTTTTTAAATTATTCATAATTTCGTCATTATTATCCATACTTTGAACCTGTATATTTACAATCGTTAATGTGGCATTAGGATTTTTACACTCATAATTATGTGTTAATTCTTTTGTTAATTTTTCCCAGTCTTCTTTCATCGTTTGACAGTGTCCACACCAGTCCGCATAAAATTTAACTAATAAACCATCTGTATTCGACCCTTCTTTCGCCTTTTGTGTAAGAATATTTAACGCATTAACATCTTCTACTGTTTTTACTTCTATATTTTTTATCATCGTATATATTATATTATTAGTTAATAATTAATCATTCTACAATTCATAATGTCTGATTTTTTAAAAAGGTTTTTTCCAAAGGACGGAGTGATGAGTGATTTGAAAAATATAATTATACCTGTTTCCAAATATAGCAATATAATCCGCATGTTATTAGTTATAGTATTATTTTTTATCGGCGCGTATATTACGTCGATCACACCATCTTCCGTTAAATTGCCTGAAGGATATGTAAATGCCGAATCCATGACTCGTGGGCGTGCAAACAAAGAAGGTTTCGAAAACGAAACCACTAACAGCGGAGATAATGCTGATACTAGCCCCGCTATGGGTATGGATATGCTTAATGGTCAACGATGCCCGAATATTCTCGTGCAACACGGCACAGAAATCTTTCTGTATAACTCGAAAGTCGCTAAAGTTCCGGGTGTAAATCCGATCCGTTTTAAAAGTTTAGAAGATTATGGCGAGTTTATGGACTGGCTTCATGGACGCGGTATTCGTTGCCCTATTCTATTCCTTCAATATTCATATGACGCACAAGGTAACCCCGTTTATAAAATTCGACCTTCTCCCCTTGATTTACAAGGCGGTCTTTCACCGAATGTCCCTTATTCACCTGCTCCAGCTTCACTCGTTCAAATGATGGACGCATCTCGCGATAATCCTCCATTTAACAACGAAATGTATGCCGGGTTTGATCCTCTTAATTTCAACATGGGCGACCATACCCCGCTTGATGCCGCATTTCGCGAAAAAGAACTCACTATGAAATATAGCGATAACCCTATGGACGCAAATTGGGGGGGCACTCGTTACTCTGAATCTGTTGTTAATTCTGGTGTTTATGCTGACCGAACCCGACCAGACGGTAAGTCGAATACTTCCGCGCTTTTACCTATGAATATGTCTTCTGCGCCAAATATCCGCTATTCTTCTTCGCGTTACGCCAGCGATGCAGTTTCTACAGGACAAGGAAATGAAAAAAAATGGGGACAGCCTGAACCTATATTGCCTGCATCGCGTTAATATTATATCATTATTCTTTTATGCTATACCGAATTATAGCATAAAAATAGTTTGTTATATTGTTGTATCAATAGAGACAACCCTTAGGTCGAATGACCGACGAAGAAATAGAATGTTTCCGGATTACACCAAACGATACCAATAAAACATATGAATACGTTTATTCTACTCGAAAAGTTTTTGAATATATTCCTTTGTTGCGCCGTAAGGGTTGGCATCATTATACCACAAACGCATATCAATATGCTGGAAAATGGTTGCGTAGTTGTTCAACCGGATTTGGAGATGGAGCTGATTACTGGGAAGTATTTTTACTTTACGATGGAACTGAAAATATTGTTTATTGGGATTATAATGCAACGTTGTGTTTTCGCGAATCTGCAAATATCGATTATGACAATTAATTATTTGTACGTATTTCATCTATCATATTTGCATATATGAACCCAGTTATAATATATTTATCATTACTAACCGGTATATTACCTTTATGCGGATAGGTCCATAATGCAGGAAACAGTAACAATTTACCTGTTTCTGGTTTTATTTTATATTTTCCATTAAGAAACTCTGTTTCCCCTCCCACATGAACAGTATTTAAATACCATATAAATGCTATAATTCTTATTTTATTTTTATTAAAATTGTATGATTGATCTACGTGGTATTTATAAAAACCATCATTTTTTATATATTTTTGAATTTGAAAACCCTGGTCTGATACATTTTTGAAATTAGCCGCCATTATATTTTTTTCTTGTAAAGCTGATAGATATTTGTTCAAATTTTCATGTAACTCGTTATATAATATTTCATCATACTTCTTGTGTCTGGGATCTGTAATATCTATTCGTAAATCATTCGTTCGCTTATAGCTTCTATCTAAACCAATTAATGTGATTCCTTCATGCACATTCGGATCAGATTCAAATAGTTTAATTATATCATCACATGTGTCGTCGCTTAAACTATGTAGTTTTACATATACAAAATCATCATTCATCGTATTATTTTTAATAGTAATTAATAGTAATTAATAACTACATATTTTTAAGTTGTATTATTTTTATTACTTCGTGTCTATATATCTACTACACTCTTCTAATGTGAGTTTAAACTTATTCATGGTATTCAGCTCGTTCATGTGTCGAATAATGTCTTCCATGTTTCCTTCACCATGAACCTCTTTTGATACATTTTTCAGCGAATTTACAATCTTCGCATTCACCCACTCGTCCATATTATCGATGATCTGGCTATAATGATTATAATGCTCGTCCATATTTAATGATTTTTGCGTCTTATCAGCCATTTCTTGCTGCCGTTTTGCAATCGTTATTATATCTCCTTCATTCTCGTCATCAAGAGGACCGCCGCTACCGCCGGTTTTATTCTTGTCCCCCCGCCCGGTCAAACCTTCAATCATGCCTATTTGCGTTTTAAAAATATACTGAATCGCAAAAAATAAAAGTATCAATATTATTCCTAAAACAAGGTATTTTACCATTACATCTGTTGAATGATCCTTTGCAGATGGAACTATTGACTCCATTATAATTATATTATTGATGTATACTTATTAATTATATTTAGTTTACTACTGTGAAATATAATTAGATATTTTATTTACATTATTTGCGTATTGTTTTACTTGTGTTTTTTACGAAGCGTCCTA